TGTACAGTTTAAAACTTCCTCAAAACCACATTATGTTTTTGTAGACCTTGAGGAATACTCAACAGGTCAAAGTTTATGGGCTGAGGTATCCTATAAAGATAATAAATATGGTGGAAAATATAAAACTGGTGGAAAACCGGCAACTATGATTAAAAAAGTTGCTGAAGCTCAAGGTTTACGCATGGCATTAGATATATTTGAAGGTACTTATAGCGAATATGAGGCTTTTAATAATCAAAATGAAAATACCAATGAACGCGTTATCCAAGGCGAAACTAGAACGGAACAGCTTAAAAATATCTTAAATACCAATGGAATTGACAAAGAACCGGTCATTATAGATAGTGACGGCGTTATTATTGAGCAAGAAAGCAGCAAGGGAGATGAAAATATCCCCGCTTCAATTGTACAAATCCATCAAATTGAAACCTTGATGAATGAGAAAGCCTTTGATGAGGACAGAAAAAAGAAGGCGTTAGCGCATTACAATGTACAGACACTTGATGAATTAACCGACGCTAAAGCCATAAGTTTATTGGAATTGCTGAGGAGGGCATAACATGAATTTAGAAGAATCCATTAATTTTGAAAACGAAATTTAAACCTCATCTTAAAAGAACAATCCAAACTAATAGAAATGGATAACAAAACAGATGAAGAGGAAAACTCATGATAAACAAAGTAATTTTAGTTGGTAGGGTAGGACAAAAGGAAACTACAACCGTAAAAAATGGTTCGCTTAGGTGTCGTACATCCATCGCTACACATAAAAACCAAATAAATGATGATGGTAGCAAAAGACAGATAACAACGTGGCATAAAGTTGATTTTTTTAACAAACACGCTGAAGTTTGCGATAAATATCTGCTGGTTGGTAGTATTGTCGGTATAGAAGGAGAGATATTTATTGGCGAATACGAAAAAGACGGGGTTAAGAGAAAAAGTTACTCTATAACAGCTACCAACTATCCAGTATTTTTTCCGAATGGCAGGAAAGGTGAACCTGCCAACCCAGAAATCACGCATGAGGAGAATCATGAAGCACCTGAATTATGGGGTAGAGGATATGAAAAATCAATTGATGGAATGGATGGAGACGTGCCATTTTAAAGTAAAATAAGCAAATGTAAGAAAAACCCTACAATTATTTAAAGGTAAAAACATGGATCACATGGAATTTGAAGAAATTAGAGACGCTGACTATTTTGATGAAAAACTTAAAAATCTTGAAAAATTAGTTTTATCAATCTCACAGGTTGTAAATGATTTAAGCGATAAATGGGATAAATTTATTAAACAGAGAGAAAAGTTAGAAGAACTACTTGATTGGATGGATAGACAGGCTGCATATGGCGATGAACAAGAAGAAAAAAATATGAAACAAACAAAACCTTATAAATTTAAAAACTTAATTAAGGATAACGTCGATGAATGAAGAAATAATTAAGTATTTTGAAGAAGTGCATGTAAGACTTACTAATCTTGAAACTTTGATGCAATTAAACGGAGAGTTGTTAACTTATTTATCAAATAAATGGGATAAATTTATTAAACAGGTTGAGGAAGACAACGCCGATGGAAAATGAAAATATCGAACAAGGTGAAACACAAGATGAATTACCAAAAACATCTGATCCCGATTATGAATTAAAGATGTTTTTTAAAAAAAATAGTCATTTTATGCCAATGACTAAAAACTCCGGCGTACCTTACTATTACGGAGAAATTGAGGACAACGCCAATGGAAAATGAAAAAATCACAATAAAGCAGTGGTTAATGAAAATATTAGGCTTCAATGAGCCGACGGCTTCGGGTTCAGAAACCGAATATTTGCTTAGCCGTGCTGAGAATGCCAAAAATCTACGCGCCAGTATTGCCAATTTTGAAAAAATGCCTGTTATTAGAAATTTAAAAGATTTAGACGAATATTTAGAACAAAGGATTGATGCGTTAGAGGAAAAGATTGATACGTTAGAGAAAAAAACAATTAGATTAGAAAAAACATTTAAACTCTCTGGTGTTTACACAGCCGTAATTTACGTGGTATTTTTAATTATTGGTCATTTGGCGCATTGGCTTTGAGGGTAACTTAAATGGAATTTGAACCATATTCCCCAACTAAAAGATTTTGTGATAATACCCTAAAAGCAGATTGGGTAAATTTGGCAATGTGGGCGTTATCTCATCTATCAGAAGACGATGTTGAGTTTCTTTTTGATGGTTATTTTAATAAATCTATAAGCAAAAAACAAAAATCAGTAGCTTGGGCTAGTCAATTTGATCAAGACCCAGTTAAAAACCCTAATTTTGAGTCTGACACGTCAAAACCTTCTTAATTGGCGACGCGCCTATCTTAACGCCTTTATATTTTAAATAAACATAAACCGTTGGGCTAGAAATATTTAATTGCTTTGCTATTTTTGCAACTGTCATATCACCAGAACGGTACAAAACCTCTGCAATTTTTGCTTTTTCTTTTGCGATTTCTGGTAATCCCTTTGGACGACCTCCTATTTTTCCTCGCGCTCTAGCTGCTTTTCTCCCTGCTTGGCTTCTTTCTAGTCCGATATTTCTTTCTAATTCAGCGTAAAGCGCATTTAGTGAAAACATGAATTTCCCAAAAGCCGTAGTTGTATCCACTTGATCAGTAACACTTACAAAATTAACCTTTTTTTTGTTTAATTCATCAATTACATTCAGAAAATGGCGTAAGTCTCTTGCTAATCTATCAAATTTCCAAACAACTAAAATGTCGCCTTCCCTAATATTTTTCAATAAATCTTCTAAAATAGGACGATCGTTTTTAGCACCACTGGCGACTTCTTGATATATTTTCTCACACCCTGATTCTTTGAGGGAATCGACTTGTAGCTGTAAGGATTGGTCTCGAGTAGAAACGCGTGCATAGCCTATTTTCATTTTGAGTCCTCAAATTGTTCTTCATTTTCATTACAAGTTTCAACAAACTCTAATAAAAATGGCAATTGATTACGACCAAAATGTTTTCTAACAAGGTAAGCCATTTGTTCCATAGAAATTCTAAAAGTCTCTTGTACTGGATTTTTATGTCTAGGGATTTTATCGCTCATTTGTATGCCTTTGTTAAATTTACTCATGTCTATGCAAATATATTAACATAGATTAATTTAATGAGTTAATTTAATTGTTAATTTAAAATTTTATCAGACTATTTTAAAACAATGACTGTTAATTTATATGACCTATTTATTTAATAGCCCAAACAGGACGAAGTTTTTACTACCAAAAAAACTTCGTCCTGTATCGGCATATAATCTTTACGATTTTATTCCGAAATCATGTCTTGATGTCTTTTATAAAAAATGTTTTTTAAAACACCACTTTTGACACTTTTGTCACAAATTCGCCTGATTCGCCTAGATTCGCTTTATAAGCGAATTTGTACGGGAACAGTGGGAACAGCGGGAACAGTCAATGTTTATAAGGGATTTTAGTGTTCCCACAATATTTTTTAGGTGGGAACAACGGGAACATTTTCGCTTGAGATTCGGTTTTAAGGGGGAAAACCTATTTTAATATTTTTGAAATTTAGTAGGTTTTCCCCCTTATCACATTTTTGATGTCAGTTGACCGAATTCGGTTTTGATTTGACCGAATTCGGTTTAACTCATTGATAAATATAGGTTTTAAGGGGGGGGTCAATCTGACACCCCCCTTTATCGTTTTGCCAATGTCAGAAGAACGTACGCTGCTAATCCTGCTAATTTTGCTAACGACAAATGCGCCACAGCTTGTGTCGTAATTAGTGGGGGGCTAACTTACTCAAAATAGGTATCTTTAGCCCCCTATCTTTACTGAAAGCGGATAGGGGCGGATAAAGTAAGCAAAATTGTTAAGAGTTACTTGAAAGTTTATCCGCAGGGGGTGCGGATAGGGGCGGATTTTGCCGACCAAGTCGTGACAATTTGTCACGGACTGAGTCGGTGACAATTTGTAACCGACTGATTTTTATTTACTTAAATATTGACATTAATCTATAAAACTATTAATCTATAAAACTATAAAACTATAAAACTATAAAACTATATTTATGAAAAAAATTATTACAGTGGTTCAAAAAAAAGGAGGCGCAACTAAAACTACAACCAGCATGAATTTAGGTGGTGTTTTGATGAGCCTTGGCTATACCGTTTGTATTGCTGACATGGATTATGAACAACAATCAGCTTATAAATGGCAAAAAAGAGGAAGAGATTTTTTTGATGTAGTTTCTGTCGTTTCGGAAAAACAACTTAAAGAATACATAGCTAATATAAAAGAAGTAGATTTTATTATTATCGACACCCCCCCTGAGTTTTTAGCGGCTTCTGTAAAAGCCTCATTATTATCAGATTTAATTATCGTTCCATGTCCGCCTAGTCAACTTGATTTAGAATCTGCTCAAGAAACGGTTGAATTGGCAGAAACCATGAAAAAAGAATTTAGATTGTTAGCATGTAACGTAAAAACTGGCACAACAATAGGCAAAGAATTTCCCCAAACGCTTAGTCGACTTGGCAAAGTATTTAATACAGTCATTCATAATCGAGTCAGTATGGTAGAAGCTGCAATGTATGGTGCTTGGATAGGTTCTTATGAACCTAAAGGAAGGGGTCGTTTTGAATACCAAGAATTAGCACGTGAAATATTAAAAATTATGGGGGTAAAAAAACATGCAAAAAAAACCTGATTTTGATTTATCTTTAAGGGATATTTTAGAAAAACGTGTTTTAAAGGCAAAAAAAGAATTAGAACAAGAAGAAAATAATAAACCTAAAATTACTCCGCTTTCTTGCATTATAGAAACTGATTTATTATTTTCCATTAAAAAAATTGCTTTAAATAGAAAAATACAAGGTAAAAAACCGCATACGGTTACGGGTATAACAATAGAAGCATTGCGCAACGTGGTAGCATCTGAACTATAAAACTATAAAACTATAAAACCATTTTAAGGATTTCTTAAGAGTCCAATTCCCTCGAATTCGATGGTTTTAGACCATTTCGTGGATATCCACGAAATGGGAACACCATTTTGCCGATGTCGGGAATATGGTATCCTTTATATAGAGGTGAGATATGACAACAATTACATTTGATACACTGGCTTATTCAAAAAAGCTAAAAGCTGTGGGTGTTCCGCCAGAACAAGCCGATGTACAGGCTGAGGCACTTGCTGAAATAATTGATGAAAAGCTAGCTACAAAAAGAGATTTAAAAGAATTAGAAGCAAGATTAACCTACAAACTTACCCTTAGATTAGGAAGTATGGTAGTAGCTTCTTCAATGGCTACTATATCTATCCTTGGATTTTTAATTAAATTCTGGCATTAAACGTGTCGAATTAACCACCTTTAACTTGAGAATCCATCCAAAAATCGATTTCATATTTTTTCCAACCAATTTTTCTATTGCCAATAGATATAGACTTTGGAAACAATCCTTTTGCCATTTTTCTGTAAATTGTTGCGTGACAAAATCCTGTAATCCTCATTACTTCCGTTATATTTAATATCGATGGATTTTTAAACATATCTAATTAATTATCGTTAAATCGACATATTTATCAAACGTTTCGATTTTTTGCAATTTTTTCTACACTTTAAAGCAATACCAGTTTATTGTGTCTATCGCATCCTCAATAGAGCGACATATCTTCGTAAAATAATGCTGGTCTAGCATATCTCTAATGAATGCCTTTTGCGCATCACTTAAAACCCCGTTTTTGCTTTTTAGTTCAATCCATGCGCCACAAAACCCATGCCGTGGCATCGCTATAAACAAATCAGCCACACCAGGACGCATGCCAAGGTCTTTAAGTGATTTACCATAACGACTGGTGCGCTTTCCTTCATTGGGTATGTGAATGATGAAACCGCGCAATAAAGGGTGGACATTTGCCCATTGCATGACGGTTTTTTGGATGGAACTTTCTGAAAGTTCGCCAGATTTTAAGGTCTTCCCGACCATAATGTAATCCTTTTATTACATATTTATCCCCAAATTCTGTGTATAAATCTGTGGATAGTGGGGATTTAAGTTGATTTTTTACCTATTTACGATGCTGTTTTCCTTAATTTGGTCACAAACTATACAATCCGTATCACGAAAACAATAATAAATATGAAATAAGCTTAAAATGAATGCCAAAAGATAAGCGGTTAAAATGGATACAAAAAAGAATGTCTTTTTTTTAAACATAAAATACCGTCCTGATTTGAGTTGTCGACAAAATGGCGACGGTTCAATGTGCCATCATAGGGAACTGTTAAGGATTACTTAACAGTTCCCCCTCATTTATCAAAGATTGTTATTATTCAACCAATAAATCTTTAATTTCCGCTTCTGGCGCAACCTCGTTTTTCTCAAATTCTTTATAAATCTCTTGAGCTTCGGTCAATCTTCCAAATAAAGCATTATGAGCATTGGTAGCATGTTCTAACGCTATTCTAATTCGTTCGTGGTTTTCCCTGCTTTCATTAAATTGTTTGCCTAATTCCTGAATCCTTGCGAGTAAAATTTCCTTTGTCATTTAAAGTTTCCTTACGTTAGTTAAAAAAAGGGAAGTCACCATCCTAGTGAACTTCCCTTCCTAATTATGCAGTGGTTTGAGAGAAGCGCAACATAATACCGTAAAAATCATAAGCGGTGGTAGCGGCGTTATTGGCTGTAACTTCAATCACGTATTTACTATCAGCCGTAATATCAAATGCGGGGGTAGTAACCGCTATGTTGCTTAAATAGGGGTTGGCTTGTGTTGCAGTAGACAAAGAACCCGTCAACGGAATAGAGGTAACTGATACGGCTACGTTATTAGCATAAGCAATCCTATCTAATGTCACGGTATGCGCATCCATTGCCAACGTAGCAATTGAATAAATCACATCGAAGCTGTCTAATCTAAATCCATTGTTGGCAGCTACTCGAATCATTGGCGTAATATCAATACCAATAATAGAGGTTTCATCCCCTGCTGTATGGCGTTTAACATAATTTCCTTGAGCAATACGCGTAGTAGTCCAAGTGCCTGTGCCAAACGATAACACCTCATTGATACTGACAAATTTTTGCATGGCTAAAATAGCCCCAGTAGGCGCGGTCAATGACCAATTTTCACCCGATCTAACAACTGAAAACCAGCCTACTTGGGTTGTCTGTGCATTAGGCGAAGTCTTTGTAGTAACAAGTGCCATATCTGAATCAGTTAATGGTGTATTTCCTCTATCTATTCCATTTAAATATCCGGTGGTAGTTACTTCTGCCACTGTGTCATCGGTTAAAATGTAAATGATGGCAGGAAAAACACCGGCTTGTCCGACTTGTTCGACTTTAAAATTTAAAATAGACATTTTCTACACTCCTTTGTAGTTTGTGAATGATTTAATAAAACCTTAATAATTTTTACTACGCATTACATCGTTACAGTCTTTTTTATCCAACAAGTCCACCAGAAAAATAAGTATTTGCAGATATTTGTTCAGAACCAATGCCATCGTGAAATGTATAAAGTTCAAAATAATCTGTTCCGTTAGCTGTTACTACACAAGAAATTGAAACACCTTGAGATGGTGAACCTGTCGTTGAACTACCGGCAGCTTGGGATCTAACTAATTCAGCACCATTTTTATAAAAATATGCCCGCATTATTTTTTGATCCCCAGGATCATTATATTCAACAAATGCTGACAAAACGTACTTACCCGCTGGTGGCGTATAACGATAATTAGTTGCATTATCGTAATAACTACCTGCGTCAAATATTTCAGTATTGCACTGAACTTTTGTCGCACTATTTTGTGTAATAGATTGTGTAGTAGACCTTTGTGCTAAAAATGCAGACGCTGTCAACGAACTAGAAGGGGTTGCCCACGTACCGTCGCCACGCCAAAACGTAGAACTGGACGCGCTTGTTCCACTGTTTAGATTAGTAACAGGTAAATTTCCCGTTACTCCCGTGGTAAGCGGCAAACCCGTACAATTAGTAAGTGTTCCGCTGGTTGGTGTTCCATGCGCAACATTTGGTAACGTAGTAGACAAAGAGGGAACACCGCCAGCACTGGTAACCAACACAGCACTATTTGCTGTGGCTAAACCCACTACCGTATTCGTTGAACTGCTATAAAGTAATTGATTAACGGCTGTTGTGGCAGGGTAAGTAGCCGTAGACCAGGCGGGATTTGTGCTTGAACCCGATAGTAATATTTGATTGGCGGTTGCTGTACCTGCTAAAACAGCTAACGCGCTAGCCGTGCTGTAAATAATGCCGCCATTAGACGCGGTAAGACTGGCGTTTGTTCCACCGCGCGTTAAACCTAACTGACCTGTCCAACCCAACGTTAAAGACGTGGCTTGTAAAAGTGCAGTAGCCGGTGTACCGCCTAACGTTAATGTAACATTTGTATCATCCGTTTTAGTTAATGCCGCCGGTGTAACTCCAGCACTGGGAGTTGCCCACGTGCCATCACCTCGCCAAAATGTAGAAATGGACGCGCTTGTTCCACTGTTTAAATTAGTGACGGGCAAATTGCCTGTAACGCCAGTCGTCAAAGGCAATCCCGTACAATTGGTTAACAAACCAGATGTAGGCGTACCCAATAAAGGCGTAACCAATGTGGGAGAGGTAGCCCCTACAAAAGTACCCGTTCCTGTTTGCCCGCTTAAACTTGTATTGACCGCATTATTTGTAGCCATATCATTTCCCTATGCAACTGTAATATTCCCTTGTGGCGCAGATGCGACCGTCCATTCAGTATTTGCTACCGTACAAATCATATAAAAAGAATCTTTAGCATTCGTTGAGGCTAATGAACCCGCAACGCTGGTCGTACTCGATCCTAGTACAACCGTTTGTCCACCACCACATTGAACCAGCCAGCCACCCGCTCCCTTTCCGATCACGTCAATTTCATCGCCTACCGCACTGGATGGGGGCAAATTTAACGTAACCAGACCGGCATTGTTGGAAATATAACCGTTATTAACTGCCATATTTTGAGACGCGCCGGTTACAACTGTCCAACTAAAACCGGCTAATCCAGTGGCGGCAATCGTAATAGAACCCGCCGCATTAACGATAGAAATGTTAGCACCAGCGGTTAAATTAGCTGCCGTCGGTGTAGCACCCGTTGACCCAATAATGATTTGCCCATTCGTCAATGATGACGTAAAAACAGGAATACCCGAAGAATTGGTCACTAATCCTGCACTTGCCGTGCTTGCTAAAATGGCTAATTCTGTTGCCGTGCTATAAACAATACCGCCGTTTGATGCCGTTAAGCTGGCATTCGTACCCCCTCTAGTTAATCCCAATTGCCCCGTCCATCCCAAGGTCAAAGAGGTTGCTTGAAGCAATGCGGTTGCGGGTGTTCCTCCCAATGTAAGGGTAACGTTTGTATCGTCTGTTTTAGTTAAAGCAGCGGGCGTGATTCCCGTACTTGGAGTAGCCCAAGTACCGTCGCCTCGCCAAAATGTCGTATTAGATGCACTTGTGCCACTATTTAAATTGGTGACAGGAAGGTTACCGGTAACGCCTGTCGTCAATGGTAAACCGGTGCAATTGGTCAAAATACCAGACGCAGGTGTGCCTAAAAGCGGCGCAGTAAATATAGGCGCATTAAATGTTGGAGAACTGGTAGGTGCAATATCTTGTGGAGTGGTTAAGGTAACAATGGCGGTTTCTTGTGTTCCGCTTGTTCCATTGGCTAATACTTGATTGGCTGTACCAATAATAGCCGTTGTGACACTGGTTGCGGTAAATCCTAGATTGCCGCTACCATCCGTATACATAAAAGTATTGGGTGCGCCATCGGAAGTCGGAAATTTTAACCCATCCAAATATAAAGCACCCGAACCTTTAGGTGTAATAGCAATATCTATGTTCGCATCGCTGCCGTCTGCGGTTAAAAGTGCGGGGTTCGATGTAAATGCACTGACTAATTTTAAGTGATTAATACCCAACGCACCGGCTGTGTCGTATTCAAAAAGATAGTTTCCATCGCTATCTTTAATACCCGCACCTGGGAAATCGAATTTAAAATTTTTGTTTAAATCACTGGTACGAAGACCGACGGCAACGTCACCAACTTGCATTTCACCGCCATCATCAAAATCAGAAAACTTGATATCTGCCATCCTATGGCTCCTGTGTCATCCATGACCATTAAGTTTTAATTATTAGTTCCTACGGCATAAAGAACGACACTCACATCTGTACCGGCGGTAGTTGTAATAAAATGCAACGCATCACCCGCTTTCACTTGTCGACATAAACTTTTGGCATCATTAATCAATTCTGAACTAGTGGCTGCAAACGTAGTACCCGCAGGAACGGCAGCCGTTGCATTTAAAGCAGCCCATACCAAACCATTATTTTCTACTTTTATGACGGCTTTATAATATGGAGCTTTCCCAGGAATGGTTAAAATGGTGTCTGTGTTAGCAGCTAAACTTGCGCTGTATTTTAAATCAGTAAATTGTAATCCAAAATCATCGACTGGCTGCTGTGAGGTATAAGGGGGCGTAATCATAATAAATCCTTTTATTAAATGTTAAACAATTCCCAATCGGGCATCCGCTACAAAATGAAATAATGCGATGGCTTCACCCGCCGCGTCACTTCCGCCTACTGCAATTGGTCCACCAACTGAATTTCTATTAACCGGCTGAAATGTAAAACCAGTTTGTCCGCTGTCGGTTAGTGTCCAATTCCCAGAAATGGCAGCATCCGCACTGCTAATAGTACTTGCACCTTGGTACATCAATAGGTGAACATTCCCAACCGTACCTGTCGTCGGCGAATAAATAGAAGGTGTAACGGCTATTCGTTTTCTAACGGCATACCTAACTTCTAAAAATCGTGGGAAAGCTGTCGAAGTAGCGAGTGCTACGGATATATATTGCTCACATACAATCGCGCCGTTAGTCGTTCCCGCTGCCCCTGCAAACAAACTCATTTCATAACTTTTCTCATAATAATACGCGCATTTCCTGATTACTTCATCAAAACTCATGGGTGCAGGTCGTGCCGGAATATTGCTTGGTATTAATGAAATGGAGTTAACCGTAATTGCGGTAGAAGCATCCACATAACCAAACGTAACGACCATCGCGAATTTATCCGTATCGCTAATTTGGGTGCTGTCGGTTAGCTCCCACCCTGTAAATGCCATATCATTATTAGCATTGTTAATTTCATCATCTGTCGTGATGGCTGGCAATGTAGCCGTTGCGGTATCAAGTCCACTTCGAGGTATTTCTGTCCATCCCGCGGCTGATACCGTAAATACACCACTGGTTGCTACCGTTCCTATGGATGTTGGCAACGTTGGAATGCTTGAGCCTGAATCTGCCCTAAAGAGATAAACGCGCATAGTGACCGTATCCGATACACTCGTGACATAGCCAAACACGTTGACCGACAAAGGCGTACCTAATATGCGTTTGGCATCATTGCCCGATAAATATTGCATCAAGTAAAAAGCATCATTAGTACCCGCGGTAGTTAATGCCAACCCTGATGTGACGGCATCTTTAGCATACGCAACCGCACCGCTTGCGCCTCTTAATGCAATGGTTTGGTCACAAATGTAACCTGCTGTTGCCGCAATATTCCCCGAAGCTGCAAACTGAAACGGATTGACGGTAAAATCCCAAGCCGTTAAAAGGCTTGCCGCCGGTCGACTATTTAAACGCGGTATATAATAGTCACCCATCCACGATTGTTCGCGGTTAGACGAATTTAAATCATATTGTAAAAAATCTCCTCCTGCTTCATCTAAAGTAGGTACAATCTGAATACTGCTAAACCTGACATGTGAATTAGAAAGGAAAGATAAATAGACATCCACATAGCCATCATTTCCCGTATCTGTGTTGGTAGATGAAGGAATGGGTAACTCAGTCACACCGGTTAAAAGCTGATAACCTGAGTTATCAAAAGCCGCATCCACAACCAAAACCGGCAATCCACCCGTGGATTCCACGTAGAACATTTGAATGCCCGTTGTGCCGGCGGATTCATTCCTGGCAACGAAAGTGCCTGATAAAAATATAGGCTCATCTGCTGTACTTGCCCAAAGACCGGAATTGACATTAAAACGCTGTCTTAATTTACAGTTGGTAATACCACCTGAGACGGTCACCTCTAAAACATAAGGAGGGCTGGTAGCCACATTATCGTTACCCGCTATGGCAATTCGCTCAACGGTTACCGTTCCCGTACCGCTAATAATGAAATCCCAATTGGGAGCAAATGAAAATATCTCGTTAGTAGCTGCGCTTACCGTATAGACCGTTGATTGGTTTTCATTAATAAATACTTGGGTAAATTGCGCGTTGGATATCTGATTTTGCGTAGGAAAATCGTTAGTAGTCGGGTTATTATCCGCCGTTATATTAGGGCGTGCTTCCCTGGAAAATTGCTCTGTTCCGTTGCTATCGCGGCAAACCACATAATAAAGGTCAAGGTTTCCCTCTTCATCATAAGGATAGTAATAGATAACGACGTTATCCCCACCCGCGTTTTGTATTGTACCCACTGAGCTTAACTCAATTGGGTTAGGGAGTGCGGTATACGTGTAATTAGGCGGCGCGCCAGTCAATTGATACACCGTTTTGGGTGTACTTCTTGCCACATCACGGTAAAACGTTAATGTTCCACCCGCTAACGGTAAGCCACTGTCTTTATCGACAAAGTATTCTTCTAATGTGACAGGGGTAAAATAAAGTTCATTAAGTGCCATTTTTTATCATCCATGATAGTTAGGCTTATTACTGTGCTACTTCCTGTGCCGCGGCTTTCCCCAATAAATTATGAAAAGCTGCCATCAATTTTTGTTTATCTGTTACTTCACCTAATTTCTCTAACTCATCCGCCCATTTTGGATTGGTTATTAATTTTACCGCTGCCACGTCATATTTATCACTATGCAATAATTTATGTAAATATTGCTTAGCCGTTCCCGTTAAATTTCCTTCTTGAGCGGCATTTTGACGACCCAGTGTGGCGGCAGTTCTCGCTGTTGGCGTAGGAATTAATCGCCCAAATACTAATTTCATATCTTCTAACTGTTGTTGGGCTTTCTTCATGCTTTCAACTTGTTCAGGTGTGCTAGCGGTTTCTTCCAACCGCTTAAATTTCTTTTGAAGATCGTTATAGTCTCTTTTATTGGATAAAAGGGATTTAAATAAATTTGTTCCCGTTTCATCTTTTTTGTTAAATAAATCTTCAATTTCCCTACGCACAATGCCACGTTCCGCTAATTGGCGTGCCTGTTTATATTCCGGTGAAACTTTATCTAATTCAGAAATCAGGCTATTTTTAGTATCTCTAATGATTCTACCTTGTTTCTTAGGTGCTTTTTCAATCATATCGTCCATCGCTTCTTTGATTTGATTAAGATATTCAACACTATTTTCAGAAACGCCTTTAAGCTTTTCCCTATACGCAGGTTCAGATTTAACATCTTTTAAAGCATCTTTAAATATTTCATTATCTTTAAATTGATCTAAGGTAGATTGTGGGATTTCTGTTGCGTCTGCCGTTTTATAAAGTGCATTTTTTTGTTCTTCTAATTTTTTGGGAAAAATATTGCCAAATAAATCTTCAATGGATTTTTCCTCGGCAGCAGATCGTTTTTGTCCTGATTCATAAAATTTTTGAGAACCTTGTGGACTTTTCCCAACGGCTGCTTCCATACCAGCGGCATAAGGATTGCCTGAAGCCTCAGAGGGGCGTACGTGTACGCCTAATCGCTCACCCGCATTTAAAACATCTTGATAGTCTGTACCTTTAACCCCTTTGAGCATATCTTCTCTAACGCGTCTTTCTAAATTGCCACCTTTTGCGCCTAATGCGCCTAATAAAATAGCCGACAAATCAGCCGCAGATTCAGGCGCACCAAGGGATTTTGCACCATAATACCCTAATCCGCCTGCGCCTAATCCACCAAAGACACGCGCTACATTACGAACCGTTGGATTTCCTGATTTCACAGCTTCCGATAATGCCGAGAATGGCGCAGTGATTGCGCCCGCTTCCAATGCAGATTTCCCTGGTTCTGGCGATTGTGTAGCGGCAAATCCACCTTGAGATATGGCATTGCCAAGCCCTGCTTTTAGATATTTACCCCACCCTGGCAATTTATCTATTACTTCGCCGATTTTTCCAAGTTTAGTAGCTGGCAATCCTAACGAGACACCTAATTCTGGCGCAAATTGTATCAATTTATCGGCTAAGTTTTTTTGGTCTTCCGGTATCCCTAAAGCCTCGGAATAATTGAACTCGTCTTGTTTTGGTATATGGCTAGCTAACTTTTCACTAAACAAAGCAGCGATATTATGAGGCGCATTAAGGAGTCCATGACCTAAATTCGCCAATCCAGCCAAAGGGTCTTTGATGCCATAACGCAATATAGCGTCTCTATCTTCCTGATTTTCTGTAGGGTTTTCCTTACTTTCAGAAGATTCAGGTGGAAATTGTTTTTTCAAAACCCCTTCAATGTCAGCATTTGACATATCATCTGGGAAATTTCCTATTTTTCCATTAGGGAGTTTTATACGCTTAGTCATTATTCCAATCTCCCTGTTTGGCGATTAAAATTCATTTCACCATCTGAGAAAGATTGACTAGCATTTGATGCGCCTACCCCAACCGATTGTTTTGCTTTTAATGTTGCATCCAGTGCTTCTTTGAGATATCGCAGTGATTCTTGGCGTGCCACATTCGACATACGAGGCCAGCTAGTTTTAATTTTAGTCTCACTATCACGTAATATTTCACGTGTAATACTGGCGGTTGGTCTACCACTGTTGATGATATTTTGGTTAGCCGCTGCATCCGTTTGTAATTGTTGGGCTGCCGCTAATCTGCCTAAATTAATTTGATCTTCCTTTTTACTAGAGAAAGTATCCATAATTTGCTTAGGACTACGCCCTGCAATCGTATCGCCATAGGGCGCAATTGCTTCGCCGATGTATTTATTTAAAACCCCTATTTCTTTGTCAGCTTGTTTGCCTCTTACCATATTTGAAATAAGGTCAGCGGTAGTTCCATATTTACTAATTCTATCTAATGAAGACACCATAGCCGGTGTTACATTAATTGGTGTTCCGTCTGGCAACGTGGTTTTTCCTTCACGTATTGCATTAGAAGCCTCAAATATTTGTTCGGGTTTTAAGTTAGGATTACTTTTAGCAGTCAGATTTTGGAAAAAATATTCCTCTTTGCCGCCTGTTCCTAAACCTGCACCGCCCGTTTTACGATAGTCCGATAATGCTTGTGCCTCATCAATTTTTGATTGTGAAAGTTTGGGATACCATTGATTTTCAAGGCTTTGTTTCATTGCATCAAGCGGAGTCATCGTATTTAATCTATTAGTATTGGCTTGATGTAAGGCACGCTCAATAGCGGCACTGGACATCTCAGAGCTAAATCGTTGCGGCTCTTCTTGAACTTTAAACTTACTTAAAGCGTTGGCGAGTTGCCTTCCTTGGGATTCTTCACCAAATTTTTGCGGTTGTTCATCAAGTAACAATTGTTGCATGGCATTGGCAATTTCTTCTTGTTTCCTTTGCCTTTCCATTTGACCAGGCAATTGACCGGCTTTATAGCCAGACGCTAAATTATCTATTAGGTCTCTAAAAGCCGGATTTCCTTGAGGTGCGATGTTGGCAAAATTAATAGGCTGAAATGGCATAATTCATCCCTCACATAAACTTACTGAAAAGTGAACCGCCAACCGTGCCGCCACTTGGCAACCCAAAGCCACCAACTGCGCTTAAAGCTTTCACAATCCCTGAAAGCATATCGCTTCGGCTTTGATTTTGGTTTGCTTGTCCTTGGAATGCCAGACCCGCTTGCGTGCCAAGGACATTAGATAAGTCGCCGGTTAATCCTTTGGTGGCATCAAAACCTGTATCAAATTGATGCGTAAGACCGCTTAATCCTTCTTTTTGAATGCCAAGTACATTTTGATACCATTGTTGCATGTCATCACCCATCAACGTATCGGAGATACGCGCTTCATTGGTGATGTCATTTAAGCTGCCACGCATACCACCGGCGGCAGCCGTGTTACCCGCCGCGCGTCTCATTTCATCATTTTTTAATTGATAACTTCGGGATGGCGTATAGTTACTCATTAATTTTTCAAAAAATGCCGCGGGGTCGCTTCCCATTTGGGTAAGTTCAGGGTTTAGCGTGTTATAGGCTTCATTTCCGTGTTGGATATAAGGATCGTAAGCCCCGTGTTCCATCCCTGGAATTTGATCAAGGTAAGGCATCGCAGCATCTGCCGGATTCTTCCCCCCTTTAAAAAAGTCGCTTAACCAACTCATAATTGTATCTCCCTATACGCTGGTAATGGTTTCAATCACACCCGCTGCGGTTTTAACCTGCAACTTTGATAAATCGGTGTTAAACCATACCGTGCCATCCGTGGCATTTGGCTCAAGAGCCGTTATTTCTGCTGTCGTTTTTTGTGGCATTTGCACGCCATTATTCACAATAACATTGTTGATAATAGCACTATTAACTAAGCCATTCAGCAATATAACCGCTAAATTAAGTGCCTGAAACATCTGATCGTTATAAAGGTAACCGTCAGCCGTTAACTTGCCGTTTTTCTCGGTGTAATACATATCAAAAAAGGCAGGAAGCGTAGGGATACTCATACCATCACCTCCGCTACACCGTCTTTGACTACAAACCGTTGTAATCCCCAAAACCTCAGTTGTACGGTAAATTCGTTCGCCTGACCCATGCGCCACCATCGTATTTGGTTTTGATAAACGCCTTCGGGGTTAAGATTACGACCCACAATGTTACTAAACGATTGATTGCCATTTTTAGAAAATGACATGTCTACGCGCGGGCGTTCAAATGTTTCCATGCAAGAGCCAGTCTGGGAAAGCAACGGATCGCCTTGTTGGCTGACAATAAAATTGCCGCCCGTTTCCGTTATCAATAACCCATTACAAACAATGCCAGAATCAGGATTGATTAAATAAAAATCGTTAACCCCCTGTTCTATCCAAAACGTAAATTGTCCTACCCTAAAACGCGAGGAATCCTCAAGCCGAATGCTTTTGCAAATGCGGATTCTTGGGATAACTTCACCGGTCACATACGGGTCAATGTTGTAGTTATACGTAATAAATTCCGTTCCCATTTGGTAAATGCTGGCATCATTGAGCGATACGAAATAGGTTTTTTCATTAAAATAGACGACTTGACGCGCAGGGTGATAATTTAAGTTTTGGTCGGATACGTGAAAAAACTTTTTAATATTAAAGTCATAAATCAAAGAAAGATTGTCATTTGCGTTAAAAAATGTGATTTGATAAAACAAATGCCCATCTTGCCGAAAGAAAAAAGCGGTGGATTGGTCAGGTCTTTTAATGGTTTGCAACAAATAATCGATACCATCATCAGATATACGTTCAATTGATGCGCCGTTGGTAAACATAATTGATGGCGCATTGTTTTCGTTTTGAGCTAAAAAACAAACAAACTCTTCATTGGCAGCAATCGTTGCCACTGACACACACCCGCTATCAATATTAAATGACTGAACACGTCGATAATTTTCAATGCCACCCACTTGCCCCCATACTTCCGCAACGGTTTTTCCAAGCACAACAACGTAATTACCGCGCCCAGGAATCCGCTTAACGGCAATCGCACTATCGGGTTTGGTTTGTAAACTAAACTGCGTATTAAGCGAAATGGTGGTATCCGAGGCTCGCTCAAACGCGTACCAATTTTGTGAATTGTCGCTAATGGGTGAAGACCCAATTAAAAAGAAAGTATTGTGATAACACACATAGTTTGGAATGATTGGATTTCCCAGAAACGTTAGGGTTTGCTTGGTTAACGTATTATTGAGGTAATTATAGATATAGGCAGCTTGCCCATCGACAATACAAATCTGATTGCTCAAATTTTCATCAATAAACACTTCTCCCGTCGTCGTATCCAAATTGCCCACAAATTGCGGAGCTAGATTTGCCTGTAACTTATAAACGGTACTGGATTCAACGGAAATTAAGAATTGACCACGAACCGAATGATACAAAGCCCGTCCTTCGCCAGCCGGTAGCACCTCAGAGGCTTTTTGAAAGCCCGCATAATTGACCATCCATTCATCAGAAATAAACATGTTGTACGTTTTTTCTAATGAAATCTTAGGATATCGCCCAAATATGGAACTGCCTACCACATTTACCGGCACTTGTTGTGCTTTATTTATTGGCATCCGTGCCGCCCCTGTTAGCCTGGTTTTACCCAACCATGCCCAAGATTGATGAACGCCCAATTAAAGCTTCCCCGTTTTTGCAATGTGGAAGTTTTAGAAATGCGTAAATCGAGGACTCTTGAATTTTTATTGATAAATGCTTCGTATTTGCTCAATTGACGTACCACATTTTCAGGCGTGGTGTAGGCAAACTCAGCACAAATCCTGTCGGCTAAAGCATAACGCAAGTAAGTGATATAGAACTCATCCAGCGTTAAACTTAAATCTTGACCCAACGTAACGCTGGGTAACCTGAAAATCCCGTGTATTTCCATGGGATAGGCGCGATCAGGGCTAAAGTAAATAGACAAGTTCCCCCCCCCAAATGTATTTTCAAAATACCATTCAAAGGGTAAGGTTTGTATGTTTTCGACACGGCTTGAGCCAAAATAAGCGTTTCGTTGCTCATATTTCATGGCGTAACGCACCGCATCAAGGAAAAATACCAGCGTGTCTATTTGAATGAGATCGGGGATAAAATAGGTTTCTTGACCCACCACAAAATCGGCGTTGTAAGTGGATTCGTAAGGAATCATCCCCTCATCAACGGTTTTTTCGGTGATGATATTGTTAAGCCATATCAAGCCGTCACCAATTTGCGAGCCACTAACGGTTTCAAATTCGCGCGCTACTATGCCGGCTGCATAATATGCACCCGAAATTAACTGATTGGTGGTATAAGCCATAGAAATTCCCCTTGTGAAAATAAAGCCCTCACGAGGAGGGCTTATTCATTAAGAGAGAATATCTTTGTAGCCAGCCGTTAACACCGTTAATGTGTCACCAGAAGCAACCTTATACAGCACTTTAGGCACACCAGAGTCCAAGGCACACGGAACAGTTACCATGCCGACCTGAGCCGCAGCAACACCCGTTCCAAAACGTACAATGCCGTTTGAAGCACTAGAGCCAAATGGTAAAAATTCTGCAAGTTCAGCAGCACCGTCAGGAGTAAATGTAATGTTGAATAATACTTCTGTGGCAAGAGGCGGTACGGAAGTTGCAATATCGATAGCAGCAAACGTAGTAGACGAACCACCCGATAGTTCACTGATTCCCACATCGTAGTAATACGTTCTGGCTTGTCCTGACCCATATTGCCAAAATTGCAATATGTTGGCTGAACCATCCGTTAATACCCAACCGACACGGCGATACATATCATAAGTGCCTGGTAGATTTGGGGAAGATGAGCTTAAAGATAACAAGCCGGCGACAGATTCATTACTGGTAGAATCGCCAATGATATAAACGGCATAGAAGCTGCTGGCAACAATTGCTGCCACATCGACACCATTTGCGCCCACATTTGCACCATTGATACTAAGCGTTGAACTCAAAACAATATCATTGGTATTGGTGGAATCACGCGAAGCACCCGTTGCCATACTAATAACTTTGGCAGCGGTCTTTGCAATCCCTAACCCATTTACATACAAAAGACCTGCATTAACAATAGGTGTTTGTGGATTTGACATAAAATAACTCCCTTTATAAATGTAAATTTAGGGGGTACAAGTACCCCCGCCATTAGATGGGTAACGCGACCATCAACGCATATTCATCAACTAGTGTTCTGCCCCATATGATGTCATGCACCATACCGCGTTGGTTTTGACCAAATAGAGAACCGTAATATTGACGAATAGAAGCACCACTATCTGGGTCTTGCTGTACAGATGTGGGATAAGGTACTTCATCAGGCAGTTTTGGCATTGCGAGGAACAAAGGATTACCCGCCATGATTAAACCGCAACGATGGTCTGGCAATACGGTGACCTGCATACCTGCCACAATCGGCGTGTTAATATTTTGGTTTTTACCGGCAGTCGCTTGAAGGGCTGGGTAAATATTTACCGTTACCTGAGACCCTGCGGTACTGGCAGCATCGGCAGTTGCTCTAAATTGCACAGGACATTGAGAAACCACGTGACCGATGAAGGTACGAAATCTCAAGTCTATTTGACCGGCAACCCCATCGCTAAATTGAAACTTATCGTATGCCTTAATAGAATCAGGATCGCTAGCCGCAGTTGCGCCACTAAAAGTGATTTGTGTTACGCCACCGTCTGCATTGGTTGTTACACTCACAACCGTTAAGGTCGCACCTGCGTTGCCTTCCGTACCCGCCGTATGGGTTTTAAGCAAATTAGACTGATACCATTTGCAATTTGAGAATGCGCCAATCTCCCAACTCATGGCTTCACGGTCATTACGCACTGGCGCGAACTGATTTAAGCCAGAGTTAATGATTTGCGGAAAGGTTAAGTCAGACAAATAACCCATCGTGTTATCTTTCGCCGCACTAAAGTTACGGAAAAAAGCTAACGCATTGGCTAATTGTAAGTAGGTCGAAATAGGGGTAGTACCGTCACCGTAGAAACGGAACGTATTCGTTTCAGCCAGGGAGGAGACATCGGATTCCACTTGTGTACCAATTTCAGCAATCGCCGATTTACCAAACGTATTCATGTAATCACGAACGTTGAAGATAAATTGTTGAGCGGTAAATTCGTAAGCGGTTGAGGCTTGCTTGTTAACCGTCAATTGCTGGACGCGCTGTTCGGCGGACTGGAAGCTAACAACCAGACTGTTTGTAGTAGTAAACCGAGGTGGCAAATCAAACGAAACGGTATCACCTAAGTTCTTAGGGATATCATCATTGAAGCGTTGAAACTTCATGTTTGAGGTGCTGATAAATGCAAAACTGTTTAACAGTAAGGCAAGGTTAGATTCGTTATAAGTAATAACTTGTTGCAGTATATTGACTGGCATTGCAAAACTCCTTTTTCACAAAGAAAATGTTTTGCAACGACATAGAGATATTTTAAATAGGCGAACTAACCCTTAAGCCAGGGTTGATTTCTCAAATCACGAATACCCATCTTGCCGTTGCTCCCAGAAACTCGGGAAGATTGCAAACGGTCAAGGGGTGCGGCTACGCTTTGGGAATCCTCATCAGATTTAGCTTGTCTGTTTTCTGCTATCGAACGCGATAGCTTTAACAGTTCAGCTTGTGCCTGACGTGGGTTTTTCTCAGCCAGCCTATCAAGTCCTGCTAACTTTAAGGGGTTACGTGAAAGGTCGTAGATAACATCCGCCGCATTATCGATGCCAGCCACTAAATAAGTGAGTTGGGGAAACGCCGTGGGGTCATAGTCCTTGGTAACGTCCTCAAAATCATCATACGTACTTTTGCCTTGCTCAATCTTAGACAGGTAGGAATTTGAAACACTCTCAATATGATCCTTGAGTTTTCTTTTTTCCATTTCCTGATTAAATCTTTCCTGCACTTGTTGGTAAAGAGAATCTGCGTCTACATCACGCGGCACATTTTCATTGCGCTGCGCTTGTTTGGCTCGAATTTCTTCAAGCTCGCGTTGATGCCTCTCTTCCATGTCGCGCTGGATTTGGGCGGCTTGGTACGTTTTATGCTTAATAATCTTGTCGACCTGTGATTGAGAAATCATTTTCTCGCTCTCAGGTGAAACTTGAGAATTATCTACAGCATTTTCGATAACTTGATTGGTCTCTTCCATGTTACATCTTCCATGATGTGTCACTGTTGACCCGCGTGATGGCGGTAAAGCCTCGTTTCGATGAGTTCGCCCATTTTTCCGCATGGGTGCGTAGATACCCAAGAATTAAAATGCTTGGTCATTGCCCTACAAATTTAGTTAAATCCTTTAACTAAATACTAAACCTATCTGATTTTTTAAAGAAATCAAGTACTTTTTTACTTAATAGAGCCTTTTTTAACCATTTTTTTGATTAATTTTTTATCTTCTCTGATATCGCTATGATTTTCTTTTCGTTTGTTGCCTTTTTCCTTACGTTTCATCGTTTTAGTCTCCTTAGTTAGTGCGGTTAGTCTTTCCAAAATTTCTTTTTTTTAGGCTTTTTATTTTCACCGGCTTGGCTGTATGCAATGGCAACCGCTTGTTTTTGTGGCTTTCCAGCTTTTATTTCAGCTTTCACATTTTTTGAAAACCCTTGTTTGGTTCTGGCTTTTGCTCCTTTGACGAGTGGCATTGATATGCTCCTTGCAGTTTTAAAGTGATTTAAAATACCTTGTGATGGCTTTTGATATCCTATTGCCATAGTTATTTACCTATCTGGTCTATTTTCTTTTTTTTGATTTTTCCTATTTTTGGTGGGGGTGGTGGATACATGGTTCTATAAGCCTTTTCAAGACTTTCTTTATCATTGTAGCCTTCCCTTTGATATTGTCTTATCCATTCACCAAAACTTTTATCCATGTAAATTATTCTTTCCTTGCATTTCGTTCGCTTTCTTTACGGATGCTATAAACGCAAAACTGTTTAACAATAAGGCAAGATTGGACTCGTTATACGTATTAATGGCTTGTAAAATTTCTTTTTGTTTAGATTTTTTTTTATTAAATATAGATAAAAATTTTTCAAATAAATTACGAATCCATTCTTTAATGCTCCTCATTAGCCACCCCTCCTTTCATTTCGTGTAGGTGTTTGCTTACATTTAGGGTATGTTCAACCGCTGTCCTGGTATTTTCCGCGTCAATTTCTGCCATTTTTAATTCATTTTGAACGTCTGCATTGCGTATCTTGCTCATCACATCAAGGAATTTGGTTTCAGAATCACGCTCTTTAATCTCAAGATTTGCCGCATCAACGCGCGATCTTTCCTGAATCGCCATGACTTCAATCTGCGCTTGCGTGGGTGATTGCAATTCTTTTTGGGCTTGCTGCATTGCCATAGCTTGCTGCTGCGCCTGTTGTTGTACCTGCTTCATTTGCATTTGTTGTTGCATTTGTTGCATTTTCTCTTGTTCTTTCTCGTATTCAACGGCTTTTTCTTTTAAGTCATCAATACCGCGGATTTCGATATTATCGAGTAGAGTTTGAAGACCCTTTTGACTAAAGAATTGACCAAAACTTGGCATTGACTGGCTAAGACTAACGATGGTTTGTAGGGCAATTTCCTTTTGCATGGCAAAATTAACGCCGGTTTCAACTTTAACTTGCAGATTGTTAGGGTCATAATTCATGTACAACGACCCTTTTTTATTGATTTCAAAGTATTCGCGTTTACCATCTGGCAACAAAACGGGCAGACTTCGCGGGGTTCGATAGTATTTAGGAATCAAATCAACGATGATTTGAGCCACCCGATTAAGCCCTTTGATATAACCAACAATGAAAGGCACAGAGGCGTTATTGCTTTGTATGGCACTACGAGCAAAGGCAATCCCTGACATCTGACCGTTATTTTGACCCGCTGCACCGTCATAACTTCCCAAGATAATTTGCGTCATTTCATCCGACATACGAAAAGTTTCGGCAATCTGAGGCGGTATAGGGGTGCGCATGACCTCACGGGGAGGCGGTAGGATGACATCAGGGTTTTTACTATCCAAAAAGTGCTTATAAATTAATGTGTCGGCTTTTTGAACGTTCTGATAAGCATTTTGATATTTTTCAGGAATAGCCTCAATTGCAACAATAAATTTATGTTGGATAGTGTTTTCAAGTTCATTGCCCAGCGATTGACCGGCTAAATTCTTAAGCCGTTGTATCCCCATAGCATGGTAAACATACGGGCGCGTCATCTGCATGTACGAGCCGCCCTCTTTTAGATTCACGCTATTGCCATCTACAAATACCAAAGGTAAGTATTTGTAATCGGTTTCGGTGACATCCAATAACATGCTTTCACAAAACCGATAACGCACGATTTTTTCAACCATGGTCTTTCTTTTTTTAACCACTGCGGGGGGTTGTTCAATCATCCCGCTTTCTTCCCACTCGGCTAAAAACTTATCGTATTCTTTAGCGGTAACCGAATGCCCATTGGTTAATTTAAGTATGGTTTCCCTTTTGTTTTGTTTTTCGTAATAGTCACAAACCAAGACAATTTCTTCTTGTTCGTTTTGAAATGACCAGTCAAAACCGGATAAAGACCGCGTGAACTTCATACCCTCCAACGCATCCGCGCCGAATTTGTCCTCAAATTCTTCCTTCGTCATGGGGTAAAGTTCAGCGCAAAACCTGCCATCGCCTTTATGCGATGTCCGCGCCAAAGGGTCAAATACGCATAAAGTGGGGTCAAATGCGCGTTCAACGCAGATATTTTGCTCAAAGCTCATTTCGTTAATGTAATCGGTGTAAACTTTAAGCACCGAAAAGCCGCCAGCGAGCAAATCCGAATAGATGTTGTATTCGAGCATGTCATTTGCGCCATCAAAGAAAACGGCGCGCAAGTGCGCTTCAACCACTTCGAGGGTGGCTGTAAACTCTTTATTAAGCATTGAAAGCGGTACGCCATCAGCGGCGCGTACCATAAGGGAGGGTTGTTGTTTGGCAAATTCCCCGCGAAGCCTGGAGATATAGGCTTCAAGGATATTGAACTCGATAGTCGGCATGCCTCTATCGGCTAGCGTTCCATCTTCCATGTCATTGAGCGAAGTTTTAAACACAAACTTCATAAACTTTTCGTAACGCTGCACATTGTCACGAAAATATTCTTGTGCTTCCTCAACTGATTTTTTAAGCTCAACGAGCCTATCGGTATGCTTTTTAGCGATATCCGTCATATTGTGCCATCCTGGCTTTTAGTTTCCTTTCCAAAGACTGATTCATATTATCTAAAATCTTGTCCATTTCTTCTTCCCTACTATCATTAGAATATATGGTTTTTTCAATTAAAGCGATACGAATAGCATCTGATAACGTATCGGCAATGTCATCGTGTCTATGCGTTTCATTGGCGGTTATTTTGCTCATGTGTTTAATACACATATCCCTATGTTTAGTATCTTTGGTAAATGAAATGCGTTTAGAAGCAATAAAAGGCTGAATTTCAAGAAATCGTTGCGTTTTACTACCCGATGCAATCGTTCGTTCAATTTGTCTAATCTGCATGCCTCTCAGTTCTTGAAGCACGCTAACCAGCGTTACCCCCGTTGATTTTTTCTCAATGGCAGCCATTAAAGGCGGTTTGGGATAGCGCACGCAATTGGCGTAAAAATCCATAAATGTTTCTTTTAAATCCTTGGGTTCTATACGAATTTCCATACAATCAATCCAATGCAACCCAGTTTCGCCCGTCTTTCTTCCCATCGTTTCAATTTCATAGACTCCCCAAAAACTGAAAACCGTTGCGTCATTCCAAGATTTATTCGTCTCTGCCGTATCGGCTGTAATAAATGTGGTGTGGCAAAGCGGCTCTTCATCCAGTAAAACAAACCACTCTGGTTTAAAGAGTCCACCCCCTGCCGGCAATGGGTTTTGTTGGTATTGGCTAGCGAACACATACGGGGATTTTTCTTGTAAAGCGAGTAACTTCTCCTTTGGCATCATTTCAGGATAAAGGGCGTTTCCTGCCTCATCCAATCCCTTAAGTATCGTAGCGTGCCATTCGTCTACATCTTTTCCACTTAAAAAGAAGTCGGTCAAATCAGCTTCATGTACCCGTTGCCCAATATAAACAATCGGTACATTCACCCCTCGGCATCGTTGCCGGATGGTTTCATCGTAGTTATTAATGACACCTTGGCGGATGGTTTCACTGTGCGCCTCATCGGGCTTGTGTGCATCATCTAGGATTACGCCGCCAGTAAATCGATTTAAGCCAGGTAAACCCGCATCTTGCCCAGTGATAGCACCCCCAGACCCAAACGCCTTAATTGAGCCGCCCGCGGTCGTTTTAAAGGCATCCTTTGCCCGACTGTCGGGGTCTAGTTCCACATCGAACAAATAGCGGTACATTTTTGATGCAACGATAGAGCGAATAAACGCCGTATGCTTAGCCGCTAATTCATGTGAGTAAGAGATATAAAGGTAATTGGCATCGGGGTAACTCGCCCATCCCCACGCCGCCCACATGCTGGCAAGTGTGGATTTGCCGCAACCAGGGGGTAAATTGATGATTTCGCGTAGAACTTCAAGCCGTCTAACCGAAGTTAAGGCACGGCAACAAGTGATATGATGGGATTCTCGACAAGTAGGTACTGATATAATGAACTGCCTACCCGTTATATATTCAAAAAAATAACGGGTAAATTCCAATAATGAGCCACGCAGTTTAGCGGCTTGAGTTTCCTTTTCGTGGTCGATTGGAGTAGCCATCCGTGGCTTTTGCCTTTTTAGGTACTACCTACAATTTATTTTACTGGAGTTTTACCAGCGGGTAAAACTTCACAACAAGAAGACGGAACAGCCCCATTTTCCCACAAAGGTTGTCTCACATTTGAACTTTTATTTTTTTTCCAAAATTTATGCGCATAATCAAGTGCCGTTTTATTATTTCTATCTAAATAATTAACGTTTGCATTGTAATTTATCAAGGTTTGAACGCAATCAGCATGACCATTTTCGGCTGCTATCATAAGCGGGGTTTTATCTTCATATCCAAAAATATTTGAGCTAATTGAATCAGGCTCACCACGACCATTTATAATATCTAAAGCGTTACAATTGTAATTCTTGGAACAATTTTTAAGAAAATCATCCATAATTGTATTATTTCCCAAAGATGCTTTTGTTCTTAAAAAATCTTCTAGGTTTTTTTTAGTGTGTTCATTGCGTTCATTGATATTATCATGATCAAACCAATTAATGCTGTATTTAATCCCTCTCAAACGATCTTTTTTAACCCCGACAGCTGCGCCATAAACAACACATTTAGTTGATACATTAGTTTTATTATTATCAAGTTTAGTTTCTTCATTTGAAAATTGATCGGTATTTAAAGATTGGTTAACTACATTTGAATTGGCACTTAGTCTTATATTTTCATTTATTAAATTAGTGATTCGGTGGGATTTATCAGTATTTCCTGTGGTTAGATTTGTATTTTCTGTATTCAATCGTTGATTTTCATCCTTAAGCAAATTAATTTGCTGTTTTAGCTGCCAACGATCACCACCTACAATCTCTTCCTTAGCAAAGAGAATGTCCTGTTCTAGTGTGATAATTTTACCGCGTAGATTTTGATTTTCTTCAAACGAACCGTTTTTTTGTAAATCGTCAATTTGTTCGTCTTTTGCATGAATATTACTTTTTAGTTCAACAATTTCTGCGGCTTGTTCTTTAATCGTTTCTTTTAATCCGGTATTTTCAAATCGTAAATCTCTATTATTTCTTTCTTTATCTTCAATAGCTTGTTTTAAATTGGAAATTTCTTTTGATTTATCCACAAGCTGATCTTCCAATGCATTTTTGTCTTTTTTCAAATAAATAATCGTTTCTTTCAACTCAGCAATCGTTTCATTGTTATTTTTTGAATATTTATCCCATTTCTTTGCTTGATTATCCATAATTTCTTTTAATTCAGAAATTTTCATTTTTTTCTTTTGATAACCATCATGCAATTTAGCATAATGTGTTTCTATTGTTTTAAAGTCTTTCCCTGCATCCCGAAGGTGGGATGAATTAAGATAAGTTAAATTAGGATTATTAACGAGTGGCTTTCTGTCATAAAGCCCAATTTTTATATCTTCTTCATTAATACTTCTAATATTTGCCTGTACGTCCATCACTGGACTTGAAACACTCCCCAAACCGTCAAGCGTCATATGGTATTTAAAATCGTAATTATCTTTTATTTGTTCTAAAGTAGGAAATTTTGAAACTTCTTTTTTCTTTTCAACGCTATTATCTTCCACAGGGATTCTCCTTTAAAGAATTTAAAAAAATCCTAATCGGCTAGGCTCGCTTTTTACTTCTTCCATTGGTTTATTTACAGAATTATCCCTATTTTGCATTTCTCTGCTATTTAATAAATTTTCCATTCTTGTTAATAATTCAAAAATCATTTTCTTTAATGATTCTATTATTGATTTTTGAGTTATTAATTCGTCTTTGACGTTTTTTATTGATTCCATGGGTTCTAAATGCTTTTTCAAAAATTCTTCAACTTCTTCCATTTTTTTTTCACGTTCGCGCCTAATTTCTTTTAGGTATTCTTCATTTCGCTTAATATCTTCTTCCCATCGTTTTCTTTGCACTTCAAACCTGATTTTTAACTCAACTATTTCGATATCTTCTAGGTCATCATCATTTACAGCTATATCGTAGGCATCAAAATTTATTGGATTAGCCACGAAATCTACTCCCTGTTAAGTTAAAAGACTCATTCATGGATTAAAACTTCGCAAAATGTAACATAAACCTGCAAATCATCAAAATTTTATTAGGTATAATAAAGTTTGGTTGATTACCTGACAAAAATTGCCTATATTTACAAATCACAGATTCAGATACAAAGGGATTTTTGTATTTTCTTTAATGGATTAATTGTTAAAGGAGATTAAAAAAATGCCATTAAGCCAACCCGTTCGCAAAAATAGCCATATTTTATGGGTCATTAGCCTTATTCAAGACATCACACCGGAAGCACAAACCAAAGCTGAGTTTGCGGAAATGGTCAATGATGTGGTCGTTACTGACAACGCTGATAAAATTACTTTGTGTTTAGCCGATACCCTACAACGCTTTCGTTTTATGATTAAAGACGGTTTAACGGAAGAAGAGGCAACGATTAAATGCCAGGAAATAGCAAAGACTTGGCAAGCGGATAACGCCGAATCATTAACCAAATTAAAGGAATCCAAAAACCTTTCAATCCTTACGTGGGATGAGTTTTTAAACTGGTCTGACTATGAAAAGACAGTTAAAGACGTTGAAATTTTTTACAAAGAAAATACAAAATTTAGGTCAGATGTAGACGCAAGGGTTCGACAAGAACTTAATAAAATAAGCCATGAAGCGAAAATAACCGACCCTACCCACCAAACCGTATTGCTTAAAAAATATCTTTTTGAAGAATGCGCCTTTCACAAGTTTGCAGCGTCTAAACGTTTTAATTATCAGTTATATAAAAACCCGTTACCGCCATCAATTCGCGGTATTAAGCAAAATACAAATTTTGTTCCCCCTGGTTTTATGGATGACTTACATTTTACCCAATTCAATTTTACGCCAAAGAAACAACCCTTAGTTCAAAATAACAATGTTATCAATGAGCGCATTCCCTACGGAAATATACCCGTAGGTATTGATTTCCCCCCTATGTGGAGAACTCAACCACAATACTATTTTCCTGCTGAATCTTCGTACACAAACAATAGAAACTCGTTTAGTCCTGTATTTAGTAGTAGTCCTCCTAAACAAAATGGTAGTCCTCCTAAACAAACAGATTTTACGGACGTTAAAACAGCAGAACAAAGCCGTATAGAATTTGCTGAATTTATTGAAAAGTCAATTAAAATGTTGCCTGAAAAAGACCAAAAGAAAGCTATTGAATCCCTGGTTAAATTCACGACCAATGAAATTTTGCCTTTGTTCTACAACAATACAAATGAATTAAAGACTTAATCTATAAGCTATAAACCACTTAATTAATCATTAAAGGAATAATTTTATGATGCAATCAATGGAATTGTTTGAGTCGTCTAGGGACATTTGCTTTGAATCGTTATTTAACCTATTTCATGTAAATTTTTTATGGGTAGACGAGAAAGGGTATGTATTAGGATGTAATAAAGAAATTTTAGATTTTTTTAACATGACTGATGTTAGCGATATTATAGGAAAACATCATTTAGAGTTTTCATCTCAATCATTATGGGAAACTACCCAAAAAGTTATTAATACTGGCAACTCCATAACCGCCGAGGAAGTCTATACAAAAGAAAATGGGGAAAATGTCTATTTTCTGAGTATGAAAAGCCCTCTCAAGTCTCCCGAAGGCAAAATAATAGGGGCGGTTATCCTCGCTGTAGATATCACCGACCGCAAAAACCTTGAATTTAAGCTTGAAAAGTCATTGGAAGCCGCGCAATTATCGGATAGGACGAAAACCCAGTTTTTGTGCGATATGCGGCATGACCTAAGAACCCCACTCAGTGGCATATTAACCATCTCTGAATTTTTAGAAAGCACCGAGAAGGACGCTACTAAAAAGCAATATCTAGGCGATATTAATAAATCCTCAAGCTCTATACTCAATCACCTAAACGAAATTTTAGAGTACGTGAAGGTAGAAAGCGGCGAACTCCCCATCATCGATAAAAAATTTGATATTTCGCAGATGCTAGACGATGTCTATCGCATGATGCGAACCACCGCCAACACCAAAGACATTGATTTTAACGTCTCTATTGACGTAAGCACCCCTCGCCATTTAATAGGCGATTGTGTAAGAACCGAGCGAATTTTAATCAATCTCATATCAAACGCGCTGAAATTTACGTCCAAAGGTCACGTTCATATTTCGCTTAAATGGATTCCAAAGGGTGAAACAAAGGGTATCGCGCAATTTACGATTGATGACAGCGGTATAGGCATACCGAAAGATAAACAAGACTTTATTTTTGAACGATTTAACAAACTCAATGCGTCCTATAGTGGCATTTATACCGGTGCGGGCTTAGGTCTTAAGCTTGTAAAACAATTTTTAGAGGAGATAGGGGGGCAACATGAACTAGAGAGCGAACCAGGAAAAGGTACAATTTTTAAAGTATTTATCCCGTATACGATACCTTTGGTATAAAAAACTCATAGGGATAATCCAATTAACTTACAAGAGGAGTGTAAACCATGCACGCTATTAACAAAATTTTACTAGTCGAAGACAGCAAAATAGTAAGCCGAATCACCAAAGACGTTTTACTCAAAGAGTTTGATTGCCAGGTAGACATTGCGGAAACGGGCGAAGCCGCCCTCGACCTCGTGGAGCAAAACATTTATGCCCTAATCCTTATGGATATTGGGCTACCTGATACGGACGGGTGTACCGTTGCGGAGAAAATACGCGCCAAAACGTCTAACCCAAACTCAAAAGCTCCCATCGTAGCCGTAACGGCACACGCGGAAGATGAAGAGAAAGAAAGATTTATAAGGGTTGGAATGAATCGGGTGATAATAAAGCCACTCGATAAGGCGGTTGCTCAATCGCTTGCGACATTTCTACCGACTATCGAAAATGAGCCGGTTAAGAGCTATAGACAAGCTTAATCACATCAGATAGGTTATTGATTCGGAAAACTCGCTAGGCTAATAAAACAGAGTAAAACAGTGATTCCGGTTTTACCAGTTTTATAAAGGATTGCATACGGATATAAGCCGGCGCGTAAGGATACGCACTTCATGGATGAAGGGGCGGGTTTTTCTTATTATTACTCATTTACCATGCGTAGAAGGAGCAGTCGAGACCGTTACGGCGGTCTTAGCCTTTATGCTATCGACTTTACTTTCTATATTGTCAAGTTTACAAAAAACAACACCCATATAAATAGCAAATATCAGTAATGAGTAATTAATTTTCATTAAAACTCTCGTTTGTTCTCCTCATCCAATTTAGCCCTCAACTCAATCAATTCAGCCCTCAATTGGTCGTTTTCCTCGGTTTTCTGCTCAAGTACTACTCTATCGCCGTATTGTTTCGGCAATAGCTTAGAAGCAAGCCATTTGCGCGACTCTATGCGCAATCTATCAACCGCTACATTTTCAGGCGTAGAATTGTCCGCAATTTCTAGGCATTCCTCAGCCAGTAAATCAGCTTGTGCAAGCTTCGCGTGCGCGTAATTCAGGCGAAACTCCTCGACCCTGTAACGCCAACGTTGGACGGTTTTTTCATCGGGGAAATCATCATACATTTTACAAAGCGTAGGCAATCCGATGGGATTTGTAGCGACTATTTCACAAATAAAATCGCCTTTTCCCTTGGTATACTCCAAAGGTCTACCGCCTTTGTTTTTAGGCTTCTTCGTAATTATCGCTGATTTTTGGGGGGTTTTCTGCATCCTTGCAACTCCTTTCCTTGATTTTATCGGCTTTATTTTTGCTATTTATTTTTTTAACGTCTTCAATGGCTTCCTCAATAGTGGGCGCATAGCCTGTACCCAAACACAAAGGACAATCAACGGATACGCCGCCCATATTAGTATAGCTGTAGGCAGTTCCTACCTTAAATATTTTTTTACGCCCTTTGCAGCGTACACATCTAGTTTTAGTTTTTTTACTTTCCATTATTAAATTTCCTTTTAATTTGTTGGGTTTATTATCCATATAAACAGGGAATAAAGCCAATTTTATAAATATTGTAATATATTCCGTAATAAGTGTTGACATGTTCCATTTTAACGCGTAACATATTCCATTAAGTAAGGGAGAATGAGTTTTTAAGCAACTAAACCAGGAGAAAGCACAATGACACTATCAACATTATCAATCGAAGAAATAGAAAAACTAGACGGCGAAGATTATATGTATGCAATGGAAAATTATAACGAACAATTGGCAGAAAAAGCCGAAGAAGAAAATTTTTACAAAAAATATCCAAACGCAAGCAATAGTGATTTTTACGCGTATTCGCACGGATTTTAATTTTAACCAAACCAACCAGGAGAAAATACAATGACACTACCAACAATGACACCCGAAGAAGAGGAGGATTTTAATCGAAGATATCCAGACGCAACCTTTAGACCGGTACTTAAATGGCGATACGACCAATATATAGCAAACATCCACAATCAAATTAACGAAATCTTACTAGAGATATACAAAGAGGAGGACGATTTACCACGTGTATTGCTAGAAAAAACAGTAAGAAATTTTGATAAGGAACTTAGGAAAACACAAAAAATTATTGAAGCATTTTAACCAACCAAAACCGGAGAAATACTATGTTTTTATGCGAGCTTTTAAATGTTGGCTATGGCGATTCCAAATATATCGACGAATTAAGTGAGGTATTTGATGACAAGGGATGTATTGAAGAAATTCGAGAAGATTTAGAAAACGCATCTTTCAAGGAAATAGACGGAAATTTAATCATATTTTCAATTTTCACAATAATTAATGATAGGGTATTTAATCAAATAAAAAATCGACTCGAACAAGAAACGATAGAAGGAATTACCTACGAAGAAAAAGACATTTTAACCAGTGTATGCGAAACAAGAATTGATAACTTTTCTCCGTACATTAATTGCCGAGATTCCCATTTTAACAACGAATTAGAAAATATGTGCTTGAGTGGACGTTCGCTTAGCCAAATTACCGATGACGTTTTAGAGCTTTTAATCAGTAATTGCCGTGAAGGTTTATATATCTAATAGCAGTAAATTACTACCAAAAATCTATTTTACGCAACCATGAATTAGTTTTTAAGCAACCCTACTGGGAAAAACAAAATGATTAACTTTAATGAAATTAGCCAAGAAGATTTAGAAGCAGCAGCCGAGATGTACGACGCTTTAGTAAAAGGTGATTTTTACGAACAAGAAGAAAAAGCCCGAAAATGGATGATTGAAAAAATTCATGAAGGGGTGAAGTTAGGAGGAGTAAACAGTCAACAAGGAGGTTAGTACCATGAGTTTTAAGGGCAGCATGGAGGGTTGGGATGAAGAAGAATGCACTTTAGACCGTTATTGTACGTGCGATGAGTGTCAAATAAAACTTGAACAACAAGGAGATAGAGATTATGACGAATGGAGACAAGACGAAATCGAATCAGGAAACGCCTATTATTAGTTACACTAAAAGCCTAATTCCTATTTTATGGGAATTTTTAGAAAAGCAGCGCGGAATTTACTCAATTTCTGTTAATGTAGTCACCCTTGGTGATGAGGTGGTTATCACCATACGAAACAGAAAAAGAGTAAAAAAACTTTTCAGAATACCAAACAATAGTTATGCCCTAGATAACTTGCGTGCGTGTCTGAAATTTTAAGGCAATCCATGAGTAGATCGCATGTCTTCTCATGGGTTTATCACTCAATATCAATCAAACAAGGAGAGTAATTTAATGTTAATACTATCACGAAACGAAAGCCAATCAATCATAATCGGGGATAATATCAAAGTAACAGTCCTCGGAATTAACGGAAAACAAGTTCGTATAGGCATAGATGCGCCGGATGAGGTGGCAGTAGACAGAGAGGAAATTTATATAAAAAAACTAAAAGAGACTGAAAAGTAACCGCAGGAAGAGTGATAACAGGTAACATGAGTTACGTTGCCTGTTATCGATTTTTTAAAAAAAGTTAAACTCACCCAAAAGCATGCCCTAAAATCGAAATCCTGTACGATTTTTGCGGTTTTTTCGACTTACCCCTAGCAACCCTAGCCATAAAGTTTATAAGTGTCTTATATCGATTTAAAATCGCTTATACGGGATTTTGCAATTTTTCCGATTTCGCTAATAATTTAATGGCTTTCTTAACTTCGTCTTTGTCTGGAATGTAATCCTTAAGGTTAGCTCCAAACTCAACCATCCTCAACGCATGTGAATACTTGTGAATCAATGCCACTTCTTCAGGGGTAAACATGGATTTCACTACTTTTCTTTCATTGTATCCTGCTGGTGTTTCAAAAAATCCGGCTTTAATAATGCTTTCCAACCCTTTAAACCTTCTTGAAAAATTAAATCGTGTCTTATCCCCGTTATCTAAATGATGGCTGCATTGCTTTAAAAACTCCCTATCGTTCCTATTAAATACATCAGCGGGTAAATACTCATCGCGTAACTGTAATAGCTTACTGTCTGCTTTTTCATTAATGATGAAATCACTACTACTACTCAAATCACCAGTTTTTGGGTCTTCGTTAGTAGTAGTTGTTGTTTTATTATTTCTTTCTATTTCTTCTCTATATATAGTACCCGCACTTTTGCGGGTATGTACCCGCACTTTTGCGGGTATGGGTAAAATGTCGGTTTTAGTGGGTACAGGTGATTCATATTCCAAGTTTTTATTGATGGGTTCGCTCATCCATTCATTCTCTAAAAACCTATAATGATTAACACCGCGAGGTTTTACTTGATAGGTTTCTATGAGTTTAACGTCTCGGAGTTCTTTTAAAGTTCTTTCTACGCAGTCAGACGAAAACCCCAACTCTTGGCTCAGTTGCTTAACCGACCGATAAACCACTCCATTTGCGTTACTCCATTGTGCCAACCGACCATATAAAAGCTTTGCTTGATGAGATAATTTATGTGCGTCTATTTGTATGAGCCAGCAGGGAATATAAACCGCGGGAGAATGAGCTTTTGGATTATGAAACTTTACTTGTGTTGATACTTTAGACATGCTAATATTTCCTCTCTTCTTCTTAGTAGTATTGGATTTTCCTAATACCTTGGCAGGTTAGGATTTGGCAGGATGCCACCTTATTTTAGGTTTATCGCTCTATCATCGATGGAGCGGTTAACCAATTCTTTGTTATAAATAGACAAATAACCTCCCTCTTCAACTAAATAATCTTTTGCTAAAAGTATTTCTATGGATTCATCAATAGAATATTCATAATAATAATTCTCTAATCTTCCTTTTAGTTCTTTTACAAAATCTCGTTTAATAAAATCGTAAGAACTCACGATGCAATAAATTCTTAACTCATTTATAGTTAACTCCGCATCAAAAAGTATATTTTCAGGAATTGAATAAATATAGGAACGATTATTCAAAATTTCGTCCATTTCTTTGTTTTTTTCGTCGCGCACAAAAAATCTCCCAGTTAAATTAAGGACTTATTAACCAGTGAGTTTATTTAAATTTGAATTTAAAAAGACTTATCGTGTACAATATAAGCAATTGCACCACTGGTAATGGTGTAGTTTCCATTTGCGATTAACGGTTGTTGAGTAACTATTAACTCGCTCAAGGCTTGCGCCAATCCTCGCTACCTTCGTAAAAAGGTAGTGAGGACATTCTAAGTTTATTTATCCGATTAAATCAATTAAAAATCATAATTTATCTGACTTTTTCAAAAAACTCTCAATCGATTCCATGATTTGTAAGGACAATCCCTCAATCGATTGTGGGCATAATTTATTGTTTGAATGGTGAAAAATCACCAAATGACCTTTGATGATATGGTGGATAGGTAACAAATTGTGCGTCGGCACATAATTTTCCATAATTGAAGTTTCCTTTGTATGCGTAATATCCATTAGTTTTTTAAATCATCTGAAAAATTAATATCAAGCAGTGATTTTTCCATTGATTCCACGGCAGCTTTTTTAAGATTGTTTGTAAGCCATGCGGCTTTCATATGATCGTTTTCTAACTCTTCATCATTTAACAATACATTTTCAAACATATCTAATAATTCCCTTAATGAACACAAGTCAATTATGGCATTTTCTATGTATTCTTGCCTTTCTTCTTCTGTAATAGCATTATGGTCAATCATCTAGTTTCTCTTCTTCCGCTATGGATTTTATTTGTTTTTGAATTTCGTCTTTTTGTAGGTGAACGTTCCCTACTTGAGCCATAAAATTTCTATATCCAAATTCAAAATTGCCTGTAACCCACACGGCAACTGCTTGTTTTATCAAATCTTCATTTTTAATGTCTTTTTCAAGTATATTGAGTGTATTTCGTATATCTTTAAAAAATTCGTCTGCCTTTTCAAAAAAATCCTGTTTTTCGGCTTCCGTGGCTTCTTTAATGTCCATTTTTTCTATCCTCGTTAAATTTTTCTTCAAATTCGTCAGCTAATTTTTTTAATTTTAAAAACTCATTTTCCATATGGTCAATGGCTTTTACCAAAGACATTCCAATAATCAAAGCTTTATCTTGGACGGTCTCGTCTGCATCGTCTAATTGCATTTCTATAAATTCAATTAATCTTCTTGTGGTCTCAAATTCATTTATTAAATCAATTTTTATTTTATCTTTTGCTGTCTGTTCAGTTTTCATTCAAAAATATTCCCTATGATTTTAAATTTTCCCAATTTTCTTATGGTTTCTGTCATTTCTATGCTTTCAAACGTTATCTTTTTACCAGTTTTTAACCGTAAAATATCCCCCTCGTATACAGTTTTCCCGTCACAATCTACTAAGGAGCTTGCTTGCATCAGGTTTTCAGTGTTGAAAACTGATAATTTCTCGGTTTTTCTTTGAAATGGCGCGTAAGTTATTTTAGGCGGTCTTCCTTCTCTAAAAAGTATTGATTCGACGGGAAACATACCGTGTTTAGTGTCATAATATCTAAAAAAAGGAAGGACGACGGTTTTTAAATCGTCCTCTACCACAACTATTTTTTTAATTATTTTTTTTTCTTCAATCGCAACTAATTTACCGTTGGTAACTTCTTCAAATTTTACTTGCTGAGAAATCGGTATTCGTCCACCTTTTACCCATCTTGAAAAAGAAGCGGACGATACGCCTATAGCATCCGCTGCTTTATTTCCCGAACCAAAAAATTGATATACCTCATCTACAGTCATTTATTTGTCTCCGATAAATAGATAGGTGTTGACATATTCCGTTTTATTGTGTAACATATTCCTAAGATATTGGGAATATATTAACAATATACATGGAATATGTCAACATTTGAGGTACAATGTGATTACAGAAGAGCAAAGACAGCAGCGGATGCTGGGGATAGGTGGCTCAGATATGCCTATAATTTTAGGTTTATCACGGTATAAAACGCCCTATCAACTTTATCTTGAGAAAAAAGGAATCGTCTCAACCGGTGACGAAATGACACCGGTTGATAACAAAATGACAAACGCACAAGAAATGGGAAATATTTTAGAGCCGGTCGTTAGAGATATGTTTGCCAAAAAAAACGGGGTTACTATTGAAACACCAGACACCATTATTCACCCCATACTTCATTTTATGAGGGCAAATATCGATGGGTATATAGTGGAATGGGATCGCGCTTTAGAAATTAAAACATCAGGAAATATAAATGAATGGGGTGAAGAAGGGAGCGACCTTGTTCCTTTGACTCATCTTGTACAAGTTGCCCATTACAATATAGTTTTGCCTCGTGATGATGCAAATCTAGCTACGCTCATAGGTCATTACGGTTTTTTGTATAGGCAATATAAATACATTCAGGATTATAAATTAGAAAAAATCATTTTGGATGCAGGTTCAGCCTTTTGGGATTGCGTCCAAAAAGGTGAACCCCCTCCACCTGTTAATCAAAAAGATTTAAGGCTAATGTACCCACGACATAATCAAGGTAAGCAAATCAATCTTTCGGATGATGTTTACACCCATTTTAATAAATTGACCGAAGTTAAAGCCAAAATGAAGGAGTTGCAGGAAATCGAAGAAGAAAGCCGTTTTAAAATTATGGAACATATGAAAGATGGTGAATGTTTAGTCGATGTGACAGGAAGACCGCTAGTGACGTGGAAGGCAAACAAACGAGGTGCGAGGACGTTTTTACTTAAAGGGGAGAAATTATGAATGAAATTAAAGAACTAGAAGAACAAGTATACGAATTGATTTTAGAAACCGACGAAATTAAGTCAAAAGTTCATGAATCAGTAAATGAGTTATGTTTAATAATATTAAAAATTAAGCAAAAAATGGTTAAGTTAAAAGCCCTTAAAGGGGAGAAATTATGAATGAAACATTACTAGTGTTAGAAATGATGGACGCAATACATCATCAAATACAATCATTAATCAGTAGAAAAATTATAGAAAGTCCTTATGAGCCAGACTATAGTGGGTCAATAAATTCGGACCACAAAAGCCAGGTAGTTAAGATATAATCCTCGCTCCTACTCGAGGATAAAATAATGAGCGAAAAGCGTAAAAAATATACTCCATCGGAAAAGGCAAAAATTGCGTTGGAGGCGATTAAAGGCGAATTAACGTTAGCCCAAATTAGTTCGAAATATGGAGCGCATGCGACACAAATTAACGCCTGGAAGAAACAAGCATTGGCATTGTTGCCGGATTTATTTAGTGATAAAAACAAACCAGAGATGACAGGTTATGAAAATCAACTGGCTGAATTATATGAACAAATTGGGCGTTTGAAAGTAGAAAATGATTTTTTAAAAAAAAAATCTGAGGTGTTCCGTGGATGAACGACGAGGGTGGATTGAAAGCAGTCATCCTTTGTTATCGGTGCGCCAACAGTGTGAAATACTAGATCTGAGTCGCTCCAGTGTTTATTATGCGCCACAACGCAAAGTGTTCAGTGGTGAGCAACTGACGCTGCTACGGTTGGTCGATGAAATTTACACAAAATACCCATTTTTTGGTACAAGGCAAATGAGCGATTATATTGCCTTGCATAATCAACCGTGTAAACGCCATGAAACACGATGGGCCTACGAACACTTGGCGTTGCGTTCCCTTGCACCAGGTCCGCATACGAGTAAACCGCACCCGGAACATAAAGTGTATCCCTATCTGTTAGATGACGTTGAGATTGTACGTCCCTGTCAGGTTTTCAGTACAGATATAACGTATATTCGGCTGAAACATGGGTTTGTCTATTTAATCGCCATCATAGACTGGTACAGCCGTTTTGTACTTGATTGGCAACTCAGCATCACTATGGAGGCTGATTTTTGTGTAGAAACGCTTGAGCGCGTATTGGCTCACTCCTGTTGTGAGATATTCAATACCGATCAGGGTTCGCAGTTTACCAGCAAAGATTTCACTGATGTGCTTAAAAAACATCACATTGATATCAGCATGGATGGTAAAGGGCGCTGGGCAGACAATATCTTTGTTGAACGCCTATGGCGCTCAACAAAGTATGAGTGCGTATACCTACAGGAGTGGGAAAACGTAGTCTCAGTCAGGGATGCGATAAGAGAGTACTACCGATTTTACAACAACGAAAGACCGCATCAAAGTCTTAATGGGCGAACACCCAGTGAGATTCATGGAAAAATATTACACTAACAGAGTGCGCTATCGTTCTGTTGGATTGTAATGAGGCTCTGCCCCAAACCCCGGGATATTTGAAGACGTGATTCAAATAAACAGGGTGTAGGATTCGGGCAACAAAAGTTGCCCAAAATCACGTCACGGTCATCGCCGTCCCCGGCTGTACCGCGGCTTAATTGTAACAAAAATTGAGCGAGAAATTATATCTTAATTTTTTGCAAAAATGGTCTAGATTTTTCGCCCGCTATAGACTACTACCAAATAGGTTTTCTATTTGATAAACAAGAAAAAATGATAGGCATATTAAAAAAATTATTAATTGACGGCGATGAAAGAGAATTAGAACAGGAAAATCCCTATGAATACCAAAAAAACCAATGAGAAACTACCCCCGCCAGAGATACCAGAAGTAGCTATTAAGTATTACAAAATAGCATTGGAAAAAATTTTTGAGATGCTTGAAGAAGTAAAAAATCACCTTTACTCAGAAGAAGTGATGAAAATAGGGGCTGCAATAGTATCAATACAAACATTGCTAACAGCAATTGTAGGAAAAATTGAGAAAACTGAAATTAAAAAAGGAGAAGCCCAATGAGTAAATGGATTTCAGTTAAAGAAAAATTGCCAGAAAATAAAGAATGGGTATTAGTTTTTTGCGGAAATCAGCCGCCCCCTAAATTCATATACATGGCACAAAAAACTGATTTTGAATATTCGCGGTTGTTAAACCCTTCCATTAAAATTCCTGAAAATTATTATGCCTGGTTTACAAAGAGAAGCACTGAGTTATTAACTAATGCTGAAGTAACGCATTGGATGCCCTTACCAAATCCACCAACAGAGGAGAAGCCCAATGAGCTTATTAAATAATGAAATTGCAGAAAATATAAAAATTCTAATCCAAGAAGCACGCTCAAAAATGGCTGATATGGAGTATAAAAATCTTTCAAATAAAGAGTTTTGGTTTAAACGTGACAATATTTTTGAACGTATTAAAAAAGACAAAAGACTATGTGCTGTTATCAATGGTAAACATGTGCTTTTAAGCAATGGACTTTTGTTTTTAGTTTCTGAACTTGAAAAAGGAGAAGCCCAATGAGTACCGTACTAGCCCAATTAAACAATAGTATGACGATGTGGGAAGACAACAAGCAAATTGAGGAAATTAAAAAAGTTTTTGCTCCTACGCTTACAGAAAATGAGTTTAAAGTATTCATTGGTCTTGGAAAAGCGACGGGTCTTAATCCGTTTTTAAAAGAAATATGGGCTGTAAAGTACGGTAAAGACAGAGATGGCAACGAATTACCTGCGCAAGTTTTCATTGGAAGGGATGGATATAGAAAAGGCGCGCATTCAAGTCCTAAGTATGACTATCACCAAGTAGATGCTGTTTATGAAAATGATGAATTTAAGGTGATTAACGGAGAAGTAAGCCATAGCTATAATTTGAAGGATCGCGGAAAGCTTAGAGGGGCTTATTGTCTTGTACAGCTTAAAACTTCCTCAAAACCACATTATGTTTTTGTAGACCTTGAGGAATACTCAACAGGTCAAAGTTTATGGGCTGAGGTATCCTATAAAGATAATAAATATGGTGGAAAATATAAAACTGGTGGAA